GTAATCAGCACTGTCTCAGACCTCCAGAGTCGAGGTCATCGAGTGCTGGTGTTTCAACAGGCTGACAATCTGTATCAAGAGCACTTGAGCAATCCCAGATTGAAACTTTTTCAACGGCCAGAAATTGTCAAGGGCTTTGCCTGGCAAGCCATTGCCTGGCAGCATGAGCAAGGGGTTGAGCCCAAAACTTATCCACCAGGATCTCCGCATGTGCCACCGATTATGACACATCCCAAAATAGGTCAGCATCAAAAGATCAACGAGTATTTGACAAACTACATTCAAGAGCATAAAATACTAGAATGACCCATGTGTGCGACTATTGTAAAAAAGAGTTTGTGAGAGAAACATCTATACAAGCACACATGTGTGAACCCAAACGTCGACAACAACAGCGTGACGAACCTGGACCAAGACTGGGATTTCAAGCCTACATTCGTTTTTATGAAAGCATGGCAGGATCAGCTAGAAACAAAACACACGATACCTTTTGTGAAAGCAGCTATTATCGTGCGTTTGTGAAGTTTGGACACTACTGTGTGAACACTCGAGTAATCAACCCAGACAGATTCATGGCCTGGCTGTTACAACACAATCGCAAGATTGATCACTGGTGCAGTGACAAGGTGTACACTGAGTACCTGGTGGATCACTTGAAAGTAGAAGCAGTGGATGATGCACTTGCACGAGCCATAGAGTTTGGTATAGACTGGGCAGAAAAAAATGCCAACCCTGCACATGATTGCATGAGATATGGCAATGCCAATGTGTTGTGCTATGCTGTGACCGCAGGCAGAATAAGTCCTTGGGTAATTTATAATTCGGAATCAGGGCAGAAGTTTCTGAGCGAACTAGATGCCACACAAGTGGCCATGATATGGCCCTATATTGACAGTGATGCCTGGCAAAAGAGATTTCAGGACAGACCCCAGGATCAGGCCTATGCCAAGAACATTTTGAAACAAGCAGGATGGTAACATGATTAAAACTATTACAAATGGGCCAGGAGTAATTGTCAGCAACAGCAGTTTCTCAGAACCCTACATTGACATGACTCGAACCAGTGCTGGCATGGTCCGATACAACAATAACAATTTTGAAGTTTATGACGGCAATACCTGGATAATAATGGCTAGTGGATCCATCCAAGTCAGTCTCGACGGTGTGACTCTGGAATCTTTACAATGGGTTCGTCGCAAAATGACGGAAGAAAAACGTCTAGAAGAATTGATAAAAAAACATCCTAGTGTAGCGGATGCTGCGGCCGCACTGGCGCATGCACAGGAACAACTGGATATTATGACAGCATTGGTACAAATATGAGTGCAGATATTGACATTGACTTTGCTGATCGAGAACATGTACTCAAACTGATTCAGCACACACCTGCACGTCAGATCACAGATGGTAGACCTAGACGTCACAATTCAGGAGTGTATGTCACAGACATTCCACAAGATCCTGTGAATCACTGTGCTGCCATAGACTACGAGTCAGCAGAAGTTCGTGGCTACTTCAAACTGGACTTTCTAAACATGAGTGTGTATCAGTTGATCTCCGGTCCCGAACACTATGAAGCTGTGCTGGCTGCCGCGCCTCCTTGGACAAGACTGTGGCAAGATCCTGAATGGGCACGACAGTTGGTTCACGTGGGCAATTATGGACATTTACTTGAAACCATGAGACCTGACAGCATACCTAGAATGGCTGCATTTATATCAATCATACGCCCCGGCAAAGCACACCTGCAGAATCTGCCCTGGGCAGATGTGTTTGATTCAGTCTGGGATGGCGACACCAGTCGCGGATACACATTCAAAAAAGCACATGCTGTGGGCTATGCAGCACTGGTAGCCTTGCACATGAATCTGTTAGTCTAGACGTCTCACAAGAGTAATTGATTTTCTTTTGCTCTTTTTTCTGGCAATGTCCATCAAGCAGCAGGTAGGACCGTGTAGGATTTCAAGGTCTTTGTTGACAAAGGTTCTTAGCGTGGGACGGAATTGATCCCATTCGCCACGTAGGAATATGTTGATAGGTATGCTTCTGTTGCTTTCCCACCACCAGGTTGACGCAAGTTCCAGAAACTGTAGTTTGTCGCCCTGTGCCTGTATACTGCCAAAGTCATAGATAGTGGTCACAATGTCATCACGATTTTGCACCACTCCCACGTACTCGGCATTGGCATACATGCACAGTGTTATAAACGGGTATTTCTCCGTTAGTTTTTCAAATATGTTATTACCCATCGGAGGTATTTATGGTCCCCGAATTCTGGATAAATAATAGAATATGTATTCCACCACCGTTTATCTTTATCAGCAAATTGTCCGCGTGTTACTAGTAGACACCAGCGGTGGATATTTCACCAAGAGGTACGATCCAGTGTATGCAAAACAACTAACAATCAACAAGGGAGTAGACAATGTGCTGCTCTTTGAATTCATCAATCAGGATCAAAAACCTGTGAATATTGCAGGCTCGGACTTTGTGTTTCGAGTGGTGAATCAAGCAGGAGATGAGCTCCTGCTGACCAAGAGCATGGAGATTCTGAGCTCGGCTCTGGGCCGTGTCAAGGTAGTGCTCAACACCTCAGACACCATCAATATTCAAGCACAGCCGGCCAGCTACAGTATCCAACGCACAGCCGGAAACTATGTGCAGGCAGCCTACGTGGATGCCAACAGTCAGGCACGAGCAGACTGCAACATTGTGGACTCAGTACTGCCACAATTCCAGCCCAGCCAACCAGTCACAGTACCCGACCTTTACGGCAAGAATCAGTACGTAGGCACAGCACCCACAGGATATCCAGACTGGGCACTGAATCCTCAACCAATCAATTCTATACAAATGACTGAATTCTATTCCAGCTACATTGACACCACTGGTGCAAGTTTTACCACAGTCAAGTTTGATCTGGTTCACTACACCGGCACCGTCAAGATACAGGCAGCTGAAAACTACGAAGCTGTATGGACCGACGTAAGCGAAAGCCGCCAATATCTGGACCAGACTGTGAGCGATTATTTCAACATTGTGGGGTTTCATCCCTTGCTGCGTCTGGCTCTAAACAATTCGGTTGGCTACGGCGCCACAGGCAATGTGCAAGTGGCCAATGGTGTGGTAACCGGAATCAGCCTGACCAATCTTGGACAGTACTATGTGGCCGCACCCTATGTTCAAATTCTTGGTGATGGCGCTGGTGCCACTGCCCTGGCCAATGTGGGTGCAACCGGAACAGTCAGCAGTGTCACAGTGACCAACGGTGGCTCGGGCTACCTGCCCATGCAGTTTGCCAATGGCGGAACAGCAGCTACCGTAGTGTTCTCAAACGGCTTGATTCAGAACGTACAATACCGATAATCGTTGCGATTGCAGCATAAATCTGTTACACTAAGCAGATGCTGGACATTGTGAATTATCTACCTGCCAAGAGAAAATCTAGTGCATCAGGGTGGATCAGCTTTAACGCTGTGTGCTGCTCTCACAATGGCAACACCCTAGATCGCAGAAGCCGAGGAGGCCTCAAAAGATCCGAACAAGGTTGGAGCTATCACTGCTTCAACTGCAACTACACCGCTAGCTTTATCCTTGGCCGTACATTAAGTTATAAAGCCCGCAGGCTCTTGAGTTGGCTGGGTGTTCCCGAACGTGAAATAGAATTGGCCAATCTTGAAAGCCTGCGACACAAGAGCATACACGGCATTCTGGATGACAGACAACGCACCGCAGATGTTCTAGCAGACATTCAATTTGAAGAACGAGACCTGCCGCCATTTGCTGAACTGGTTGGTAGCACAGGACTGCATCGAGACTATGTGCGGTCAAGATGTGTGCCGGATGATTATCCTGTGATGACACAGACAAATCCCAGTCGTGAACAAGTGATCATACCATTCACACATCACAACAGCATAGTAGGACACACTATTCGATTCCTGGATGATCGTAATCCTCGTTATCTAAATGACATGCAGCCAGGCTATGTGTTTGGCGCAGACCTACAACAATCAAACTGGACTCAGGTGATCGTGACCGAAGGCATATTTGACGCACTCAGCATTGGCGGATTGGCCTTGATGCACAATACCATAAGTGATGCTCAGGCCCGACTGATTCGCAATCTGGGTAGAGAAATTACAGTGGTGCCCGATCAAGATGCAGCAGGTATAGAGTTAATAGATCGTGCTGTGGAACTGGGCTGGGCTGTGAGCATTCCTGCCTGGGAAGATTGCAAAGATGTCAACGATGCTGTGAAGAAATATGGTAGACTAGGCGCACTGATAACTATCATGCAAGCTAGAGAAACCAGCCGAATCAAAATTGAATTACGAAAGAAACAACTTGTTAAAAGACTACAGCACTGATGTTCAAAAACTGTTCCTAGAAATGATGCTGGAGGATGCTGCCAGCTACGTTCGGGTGCAGAACATTTACAATCCAGAAAACTTTGATCGCAATCTAAGAACCGCAGCAGCGTTTATCAAGGAGCACTCAGAACAGTTCAAGACTCTGCCAGACCGAGCACAGATCGCAGCGGCCACAGGCATCAAGTTGAACGCAGTGCCAGATCTCAACGAAGGACACTATGACTGGTTCATGACTGAGTTTGAAGCATTTACACGGCGACAGGAACTGGAACGTGCTATCCTAAAAGCAGCAGACCTGCTGGAAAAGGGCGACTATGATCCTGTGGAAAAACTGATCAAGGATGCTGTGCAAATCAGTCTGACCAAGGACATGGGCACAGATTACTTTGCAGATCCAGCAGCCAGAATCAACAAGTATTTCAACTCGGGCGGACAGGTTAGCACAGGCTGGCCACAAATGGATCGACTGTTGTATGGTGGATTCAGTCGTGGAGAGCTGAATATTTTTGCAGGTGGATCAGGTTCGGGTAAAAGTCTTGTGATGATGAACATTGCCTTGAACTGGTTGCAGCAGGGCATGAGTGGTGTGTATATCACACTGGAACTCAGCGAAGAACTCACCAGCTTGAGAACAGATGCCATGCTCACAAACATGAGTACCAAAGAGATTCGCAAGGACATTGATTCAACAGAACTCAAGGTCAAAATGGTAGCAAAAAAAGCTGGACAGTATCGTGTAAAGGGTTTGCCAGCACAGAGCAATGTGAATGACATTCGTGCATACCTAAAAGAAGTGCAAATTCAAACCGGCATCCGGGTGGACTTTGTGATGGTGGATTATCTTGACTTGGTGATGCCTGTGAGTGCCAAGGTCAGCCCCAACGACTTGTTTGTGAAAGACAAATATGTATCAGAAGAACTGCGTAATCTGGCCAAGGAACTGGGTATTTTGTTGGTAACAGCCAGTCAGTTGAACAGATCAGCAGTGGAAGAAATGGAATTTGATCACAGCCACATTAGTGGTGGTATCAGTAAAATCAACACAGCAGACAATGTGTTTGGTATCTTTACCAGTCGCTCTATGAAAGAGCGCGGCAAGTATCAGATACAGTGTATGAAATCTCGAAGCTCGACCGGCGTTGGTCAAAAAATTGATCTGGAGTACAACATTGAAACAATGCGCATTACTGATGAAGGTGGGGACGAAAACGGCCACAACAAACCGCAAAGTTCAATTATGGATAGTATCAAGGCAAAGAGCCAGGTTGCTGCAAGCTCCGACGCTGCCTGGGCGGCACCCACAGGTGGCACACATGTCTGGGACAAACCCATGGTCAAGCACGGTGATGTTGCCAAGGTCAACAGCGACGTTCAAAGTGCAAAACTTAAACAGTTATTAGGACAAATTAAATCTCAATGACATGCATTGACATTTATAAAAATATAAACATTGTTGCTCAGCAAAATGCATTAGCAATTTCGCCTTGTTGTATATCTCCTGTACGCTCAACTAAAGTGGTTGATTTTTTAAACAACGAATATCTTGTTAGTCTTCGCAATGAGATATCTGCTGGACAGTTACCAACAGCGTGTAACACTTGTAAAGATACTGAAGCTGCTGGACTAACCAGTCGTCGGCAAGGTAGCAACTCTTGGTATAAAGACCACAACCTTAACAACAACAAGGTTGAGCTAATTCGTATGGATTACTGGACTGGTGATACATGCAATTTGGCCTGTGTAATATGCGGACCAAATAACAGTAGTGTATGGAAACAAGAACTTGGGCTACCTATAGAATTGCAAAAATCAACAGTCAATCAGTTTTGGAAAACCATTGACTTGAGTAGTATACAATTTATACATTTCAATGGCGGCGAACCGTTGTTGAGTAAAGAGCATGTGAAATTGTTACATGCTATTGAGCACAAAGATCAAGTACACTTAAATTACAACACCAATGGAACTATATTACCAAATAAAGAGTTGTTGAATTTGTGGGAGCAATTTAAGTTAGTGCAACTTGATTTCAGTATCGACGACGTTGGTAAAAGATTTGAATACCAACGGTTCCCTGCAAAGTGGATTCAGATAACAGATAATTTGCAATGGTATATTGACAATGCGCCGCATAATTGTATGTTTGCAATCAACACATCGGTTGGGATTTTAAATCATGCAAATCTGGACAAATTGCTAACATGGCTGCAACATAATTTCCATACCACAAGATTTACAGACCCAATAGAGCATAGACAACAACTAACTCAGGGCATGTTTGCGTTAAAAAATGCAGACAAAAGAAAAATCAAAATAATTTCTACCCTGGATTCTATTGATCAACGTCGTGGAACAAATTGGCGTGCTACATTTCCAGAACTGTTTAAGCAGCCACGCCCTTGATCACAACAAAGTTCAGCACAATGGCTTCACTGAGTGAACCTGTGCTTCTGTTGCCCACGCTGATTCTGCATGATCCAGCAGCAACAGCATCACACTGAACACTGTAAGCACCTGCTGTGGCACCTGATGCAATGCTGACCATGACCACATCAGTGGCAGCAACAGCACTGTTGGTCAGTGTAAAACTGACTTCTGCTGCCGCTGCCAAGGCTGCTGCATTCATGGTAATCTGACCTGACACTTTGTCCAGGGTAGCTCCAGTGCTTTTGCTGGTGGCCTGTGTTACTGTGCCACCAGCACCTGTACCATATCCTATGCCAGCAGTGGCGCTGGTAGATTTAATAGATGATGCTGAAGTGATCGATGAAGCTGAAGTAATTGCATTGGTGAACAAGCTCAGGGGACGGTTCAGATCAAAGATAGTAATTGTGGTTCCGGAATCAACTGTGGAGAATTCAAATTGATAAGTTCCAGTCGCTGCAAAAGTAATCACGTTTGCAGAGTATCCTTGAATGCCTGTGGTGCCCAGGCTGACCGCTGCGGGCAAGGTCAAGGTGTATGCTGTGTTGGTAATGTTAATACTCAATCTGATTATGCCTGCTGCACCAGAGGTGGGAAAGTTTGTGAAACTCAGGCTGATGGATCCTGTGGTGCTGATAGCTTGATAATGTCCTGCACTGTAGTCCACTGCAATAGAGCCGCTGGTGGTAGTGAGTTGAACTGCCACAGCACTGAAGTCTCTAATGGCAGCCGCATAGATCAAGTTGTCCGCCATGTTGTTGTCCAGAGTGGTACCTGTCAAGGCGGCCTTGAAAATGCCGTTGTTTTCAAGGTCAGTGATCTCGGTTGCTGCTGTGGAGAAGTTGGTCTTGATATTGGTAAAGTTGTCTCTGAAGCCCTGGGTATTGTTGGGCTGTCCAGCAACTGGAAAGTTGCCGTCTATGTTGTTGGGGTTTATGCTGCTGCTCATAGGTATTCCTTGTTGTAGATATTTATTGTCTCGTAGAAATCGCTAAATAATCCAAAGGCCCGCGAACATGCAAAAAAAGACCCGAAGTATACTGGAAGAACTCGACACGTTGTATGTAGAACGTGATCGTCGTTTGATCATAGAAACTCGAGCTGACAGCATTATTGCCAGTGCCATACGACTGATTGAGCAAATAGAAACAGAGTTTGGTGCTGACCAAGCCGACAATCTCACAAGAAAATTGCTCAACGCCATTAGAACAAAAGATGCTGGAAAGTTTTCCAGATCAGTTAGGAAAACACATGCAGATTCATGAATTGACTCGACCTAGAAAAAAAATAACAGAACAAGGCTTTCTTGGAGGCTTGGCCTCGGGCCTGCAGTCAGCGGCCAGCAAGGTGGGCGTACAAGGACCTGCTGCCACAAACACACCCGGACCTGATCTTACTGGTCCCAAGATGAATAGAGCACAGGCTCTGGCCGCAGGACAAAGAACAGCAGCCACACTAATGCCAATTATGCAGAAAGACTGGTCAAAAGCAGTGCAAACAGCCATGGCACAAAGTATAGATCCTGCAACACAGGCTCCTCCTACCAGTGCCGCCCAACTGACTTCAGGTGAGCAGGCTCGCCTCAAGGCTGAACTGGTGGCCATGGTCAACAGAGCCATTGCACCAGGTTCATTTAGTTACACTCGGCTAGCTGATAATATAGGCGATACTACCACACCCGAAGGGCAAACAACCAAAGCCACGGCCATGCAAGCAATTGAGGACATTGGTCAGGCCATCGACACCATATTCAATGCCACACTGGATCCCAAGATCAATACAAAAGAGGCCTGGCTACAGCTAACAAGAGATGGCATTGCTCCGGCACAAGGTATACAGTCATTTGATAGCAATTCTACTAGTGGTGCAATAAGAATGTCCAAAGCGGCCAAAGAATTGGCCAACCAGATAAAATTAGACGATGGGGATATAATGAAGATTCAACAATTCATTACCAGACCCGGTGGTGATCAAGTTGCAACAGCAATTCTTGATAAAAAAACACCTGCAACAGCAGATTCGCCCTTGATTAGGCAATTTGCACAACAAACAAAATTAAGTGATACAGAGATTGCGTCACTGATAGCGTCAGCACAAAATGCCGCAAATGATGCAGCCTTCAAAGAGATATTTGGATTACGAGCATGATGTATCTCCAAGAAGGCGGCAATGTATTCAAAGATGCTCAAGGTCAACCACTGACACAACGCATCAACCAAGCTGATATCCCTGCTACCATTGCCTGGGTTGAACAAGTCACAGGTATCGAATTCCCCCAAGATCGTTGGCTGGGCAGCACAGGACGCAAACCCACGTCTGGTGACCTGGACCTAGCAGTGGATCTTGGAGAAACCACCAAAGAACAACTGGCAGCAGTACTAACACAATGGGCCACCAGTCAAGGACTTGACCCACGTGATTGGGTGCGCAAAGCAGGAGAAGTGCATTTTAGAACTCCCATCAGTGGCGACTCCAAAAAAGGATTTGTGCAAACAGACTTCATGTTCTTTCCTGATCTGGACTGGGGTACATTCTACTATGGCGGATCAGAAGATTCAGCTTTCAAGGGCATGAACCGCAATGTACTAATGAGTAGCATTGCCAAACAGGCCGGCCTCAAAGTGGGTGCAAATGGCATGTTCAGCCGCACCACAAATCAACTGGTCAACGGTGGCATGGATCCTGATTATGTTGCCAAAACATTGTTGGGCGCAAATGCCACTCGTGACAATCTCAAAAATGTAGAATCAATTTATGCTGCGCTGGCAACTGATCCCAAACGTGATGCCAAGCTGGCAGACTTTCGTGAATATCTAGACCGCGAAGGCTTGCAAGAACCAACATCTGTGGCCGAAAGTGACACACACTTCCTGGCACGTCTGCGTGATCGTATTGTGAATCGTGGCTATGTTGCCTTGGTAGAAGCTGAGCAAGCTGGTGTAGGCGGCAGAGCCAAGGGCATTGAACACCTGGAAGACCTGGTGTTTCGTCGAGGCACACAAGGCATTGTGGATGCGCTGGAAATTGTAAAACAAGCCACAGAGTCACCCAAAACTATCACTGCCAAGTGGGATGGCAAGCCTGCTGTGATATTTGGTCGCAAGCCTAGTACAGGCGAGTTTGTGCTCACAGATGGTTCGGGCTTTGAGGCCAAGGGCTATGATGGTCTTGCCACCAGTCCCAGAATGATGGCACAAATTCAAAGCACACGATCTGGAGACAGAACTGAATTGATCAACTTGTATGCACAACTATTTCCTGTGCTAGAAGCTGCGCTACCTGCCAACTTCCGTGGCTATGTCAAAGGAGACTTGCTGTACATGTCAACTCCTCCTGAAATTGCAGGCAACTATGTGTTCCGCCCCAACACAGTTGAGTACAAGATTCCTGCTCGAAGTGCGCTGGGTCAACGCATTGGTGCTAGCACAATTGGCATTGCCATACACTCAATGTATGCGGATGTGGGCGATGCACGTCAGCCACTCAAAGGTGTGACGTTTAATCCTGTACCAGGCCTGATGCTGGAACGTCCCGCTACTCCTGGCACAATAGCCACAGACAGCAACCTGGAAAAACAACTGCGTAGTCTGGTGCGCACAGACGGCGCTGCCATTGACACCTTGTTTAATCCTGTTGAACTAAGAACAAACAAGATTACAGATCTTGCCAAGCTGTGTGTGGACTTTATCAACACCAAGGTTGGTAGCCCACTCAATGGTGCTACACTATTGCCAGAATTTGGCGACTGGTTACAGACCCGGGTAACTCCGCAAAAGTTCCGTAACATTGTGGAATATCTGCAGAGTCCTAGCTCAAATACCGCAGCCCTGGCCGCAGCTTTTACTGCATTTATTTTGTTGCATGATCTCAAAATGAACATTCTAAAACAGGCTGACTCCCAGCATCCGGGGCAAGAAGGTTGGGTCATGGCCACCCCTGCAGGCTATGCCAAGGCTGTGAATCGCTTTGATCCCAATGCTTTTGCTGCTCAAAATCGTCAGAGAAATAACCCTCAAGAAGCGTGATTTTTCCAAACTGACTAAATAAAAGCAGGGACCATGTGTCCCATTAACTTAAAGGAAATTTATCATGGCAGTATTTACAAAA